AAGCTCCACCCCTGGAGTAGCGCCCCGAGGTATTCCGACAGCATTTACAGAAATTCAGCCCCTCCTAAGTCCAACTGGACAGTCTACCTCCCTCCTAGTCAATGATATCATTGCAAATTCCCACTTTTTCGTCTAAGATGCGTCTAAACAAATAACTAAAGATAGCGGCGGCAGGGTGGGAAGCGAACAATGCAGTATCGGACGAAAGCCAATCGACCAAGTTCTAAAACTCAGGCGTCAGCGCCAACGGCGCTAGGCGTTTGGGACACCTCTTGTTGTTCCAAGTGTGCAAGGAGATCAAGGAGATGAGTGATTTCCACGATGAAGAAGATGGGGATGGCTACACGGAGATCGTGGTAGTAGACCTAGAGCCGCTTCACCAGGAGTTAGTTGAGATTCGGGCTATTCTAGAGCGGATTTCTTACAATTTTGAACAATACTCAGAGAGCAAACACAATGATGTACGGTAAGTCAAGCAAGTCTAAGAAAATGGCTAAAGGCGGTGAGAAGATGTCCCCTGCGATGAAGAAAAAAATGATGATGATGAAGATGAAGGGGAAAAAGAAGTAATTCATGCCGCGAAATTACCGTAAGGAGTATGACCAATACCACTCCAAACCGGAGCAGAAAAAGAACCGTGCGTCCCGCAACAAGGTGCGTAGGCGCATGGTGGCATCGGGACGAGTCAAAAAGGGAGATTACTCAAAAGAGGTTGACCACATCGATGGGAACCCAAGGAACAACAAGCCTAGCAACCTCCGATTAATCTCAAGAAGTGCGAATAGAAGAAAGAAATAATGCCAACCGAAAACTCATACAACCCAGATCTTGGAGCAGAAGCTGCCGATGCTGACACCGTATCAGACGATGGTATGGAAGTTAAAGTGGTTAAAGCACCGCTGGACGCAATGGGGAAGGTGGTCAAAGAGCTTTTTGACAAGGCTAAAGAATATCGCCAGGAGCATGAGCTTATTTGGCGTGATGCCTACGATGCGTACCGAGCTAAATACCCTGAGAGAATCAATTCATCGCAAGACAGCGTAGCGGCCCGAAGGGGGATCTACATAAACCAGACGAGGAGAAAGACAAATTCCGCAAAAGTAAAAATCGGAAGTCTCCTCTTTGACGATGGGCGAATACCCTTCTCCATCACCCCTAGCAGAAAACCCCGCTACCTGCCGCAGGACTTACTCCAGCAGGGATTGCAGGGATACCAACTCTTAGATGAGATCAACAGCAGATCTCAGGCGATGGAAGACAGGATTCGGGACATCCTAGACCAAACCAAATACCTGAATTCATTAACTGATTCGATACACGAACTTTGTTTATATGGGACATGCGCAACCAAAGCGCCGATGCTGGAATACGTCAACTACCCCGTATATGAATCCAGCAAAGACCCAGACACAGGAATCGAACAAGTTGAGTCTCAGATCGAATCAGAGCTAGTCCCCAGCGTTGGGTATGTATCCATTTGGAATCTGTTTCCAACACCAGAAGCGACCAGCATCGCAGACGCTGAATACGTCATCCAGAGGAGCCACTTATCCTCAATTCAACTTCGTGAACTCTCAAAATCCCAAGAAGGCTACTTACCAGAAGTCATAGACGAAGTCATTACGAAGGGGATCGGAGAGGTTTCAGGTCAAGACGATAGCGAACACCCGAGGTCGATGGACGAGACCAACACACATCGGGTGAAGCGATTTGAAGTCTTAGAATTCTGGGGAAAGCTAGACGCCGCTGATTTAAAAGGGCATCTCCCTATTACAGAGAAGGACGGAGTAACACTAGACGTAGTGATCCACGTTGTGGGACACAAGGTCATCCGTATGGCGCTGAACCCGTTTGACGGGAAGAAGCCTTACTCTCTGGCATACTGGCAGCGCAACCCAGAATCCATCTGGGGCGATGGAATCTACTACGCAATCAGGGATGTACAGCACCTCCTAAATTTTTCATACGCAATGATGGTCGAAGGCAAGGAACTCAGTTCTGTCCCCATGACCGTGGTGAACCCAAGTGCGTTTGAATCAGGGACAGACCTGGAGACGATCCGCGCAGGGAAACAGTTCAAGGTTCGCAACGGGATGAGTGTCCAAGACGCTTTCTCCAGCATAGCGATCCCAGACGTAACAAACGGACTTCTCAACCTGATTCAGGTGCTAGAGCGAGAGGCAGACCTCGACAGTGGTCAGACAGCAATTGGGTATGGGGATACCAGCCCAGCGCAGACGAATACGGCCACGGGCATGTCGATCTTGAATTCTAATGCGAACAAACAGACGGCAGACGTAGTTCGTTCCCTCTCAGACATGATCACCAACAACGTAGATGCGATTTATCGCTGGTTAATGGTGGACTCACCAGATCCATCGTTAAAAGGAGACTACGAGGCGATCTGCACAGGATGGACACAATATGTCGCAAAAGAAGTACATAATACTCAATTAATTCAGTTTCTTAGCACAATCGGACAGCTACCGATGCTACAGAACTATATCCGATACGATGCCTTCGTCCAGCCGTTGGTTCGCGCATTTAATCTAGATCCAGAGCTTATCGTCAAAAGTGAGCAGGAAGTCCAGCAAGCGATGCAGCAGCAAGCGCAGCAGCAGAACCAGATGGCACAGCAAGCAGAGCAGACAAGGATTCAAGGTCTTGAGCAGGAGCTTGGCCTCAGATCTCAGTTTGAGAAAGGAAAGGCTCTACTAGATGAGAAGAAGGCAGCATCAGAGGACATCAGGCAATCCCAGATTCAGGAGAGGCTAGAGTTGATTCGTCAGGGGAATGTTCTCAAGGAAGCAATCCCAGACTACTACTCTATGTCAATGCTCATCAACGAGGAGCGTCAGCAGATGCAGCAGATGCAACAACAGCAGATGCAGCAACAGCAAGCGATGGCCCAGCAACAAGCAATGCAGGCGGCACAACAGGAACAGGAGCAGATGCGACAACAGCAGATTGCTCAACTCAACGCACTAGCGCAGCAACGTGGGGCTGAGATCCGCAACAAGTCTAGAGGTGGCGAAGAAACGGCAAGTGATATCCGTAAAAACGCCAGAGAAGAGGTAGCACAGCAGAATGGATTACCGCTTAATTAGCACGTTGGACACACAGCCTGGATGGAAGGCGATGTCCCACTACATCAATACAAGAATCAAAGAGATTGAAAAGGATTTAGTTAATTTCAACGGGATTCATAGTGAACCAGGGCGGCTAAGATTTGGTCAACTCCAGGGGGAACGAGAGTCCTTATTGTTATTGACTCAGATTGTAGAGGACCCAAAGAGGGTCTCTCATTATTTTGAATCGGATTTACCAAGTTGGTAAGCACCCCGATCCACATATTACCAGGAAGGTAGTGCAATGCCTAAAGACACCGCCACTCCTCAGTCCGAAATACGGGACACTGAGGAAGCAGTAGAAACGGCAGAAAGTCATCCAGATCTTACGGACGATCAAATCTGGGATCAGATTGGTAGGGAAGATCAACAGCCGGAGGAAGCAGAAGTAATTGACGCAACTCCTGAAGAGCCAGAGCCTGCGGAAGACGTTGAAGAAGAATCAGAAACCTTTGAAACAGAGGTACTTTCTGAGGAAGAAACAATCAACGAGGACCAGGAAGAGGCAGACCGGAAGGGGAAGCAGCACAATTATGAAAAGCGTTACAAGGACCTTGAAAAAGAGTTTCACAAGCGCAATGAGGAGACGAAAGAGCTACGGGAGCAGTTTCAACAACTGCGACTAGAGCGTCTGGAAATGGAGAGGGAAGTAGAGCGTCTGCGCAAAGGAGAACCACCGCAGGACACGCAGAAGACTCCCCCCAAAGAAGCTTCTCCTCTAGATGAAGACTGGCTGGACAGCGATACGCGGCAAACGCTGGAAGACTTCAGCGAATTGACAGCGGCCTACAAGAAGCTGATTGCACAGGAGATAGCGAAAGCTACATCAGGAGTGACGCAGCGGTCTCAGGAAAAGATCGAAGAACTGGAGAAAATTGCACAAACGTACCAACAGCAGCAGTACTGGCAGCGCCATGCTTCCGAACTGATCCGCGCCGTTGGAACGGACTTCATGGAAATCGATGTAAGCCCAGAATTTTCAAAATACGTCTACGCCTCACCAATGAGGACAAAGATGATGAACGGAACAAGCTGGGAAGATCACATCGCCGTAATGCAAGACTTTCTGGAGACCCCAGTGGGAAAAGCTAAGTTCCGACCGGATGTAGAGGCTTCGCCTCCGTCCAATCAGGAAAAGACCCCAGAAAGCAAACAGGCAAGTAATACGGGCACTGTGCGCCGCCAAGCAGCGCAGGGCTTATTAAAAAATAGTTCTCCGCGCCAAGAGCGTAGGCCAGAGGACATGTCTGACGATGAACTCTGGGAGTCTATCGCTTCGTAGGTGCTGAGAAAGTCTATAGGAGACTAAAATGGCACTGAATGCAGGAACAGGAGCTTTAACAGGATCCTCTTACGGTGACCTGTCGAAGCACGATGCGTTTACGATTCAAAAAAAGATGCTTCCGATTGCGAAGCGTTTGTTGACATTTGGCAAGTTTGCTCAAAAGGAGACAAAGCCGCAGAAGGAAGGACTGGAGATTAGACACCGAAGATATGAGCGATTCCCAATTGTGGACTCCCCAATTGCGGAGGGTGTAACTCCTAATTTTGTAAATTTACAACACACGACAATTAAACATGTGTTACAACAATATGGCAGTTATGTAAACACAACTGACATTATGTTGGCCGCAAGCACAGATCCTGTCCTGTCTATCATCACAGAAAGACAAGCGCAGCAAGCTGGGGAAACCATCGACTTCCTGACATACAAGGAATTCCGCGCGGGAACCCAAGTCGGCTATGCTACAAGTGGTGCTGCAGGACGCGGTAACGTTGATTACACAGTTGCCAATAAAAACACAGGTGGCGGTACAGCATCCACAATTCTCCTAGACCGAGCAATTCGGGTTCTTGAGAACAACGATGCCACCAAGCTCAAGGAGCAACTTGATGCTTCCGATGGGGTAACCACTTCACCAATCCGTGAATCGTTCGTAGCCGTGGGGCATGTGGATCTACGCCAAGATCTAGAAAACATCCCAGGTTACGTCCCAGTTGAGCAGTACGCTGACCAATCCGATGTGATGGATGGAGAAGTTGGTTCTGCCCGAGGTATTCGTTTTATCCTCACGACACAAGCGATGCCGTTCAAGGGTGCAGGTGCAGCCGCAGCGGGAACTGGCCTAAAAAGCACTGGTGGAAATGTTGATGTGTACCCCGTCATCATCATGGCTCAAGATTTTGGTGGATGCGCTACTTTGGGCGGAAAAGATTCGTTACGAAGTAAGGTTGTTCTCCCAAAACCTGGCCCTGGGGACCCCTTGGGACAAAGAGGTACAGTTGCGTGGGACACCACCTATTCGTGCGTCATTTTGCAGGATTTGTATCTCTACCGCATCGAAGTCGGCGTAACCGATATCTAATCTAATACTAGGAGAACACGATGGAAAGCATCCTGATCAAACACATCAATATGCCGCAAACGAGTCGGCATATTCGTGTGCCTTACACTGACCTTCCTTCAACAGGCACTTTTACCTTCGACATTCCGATGCCCGAAGGTGCAATTGTCGAGAAGGCTAACGTCATTACAACCACCGCATTTACTGTAGGAACCGTTACGTTGGACATCGGTGATGGTTCTGTAGGAGGCGGGGACAAATTCATGGACGGCGTTAACGTTTCGGCGGCGGGTCGTTTTGAATCTGACGCAACTGCAGGAGAACAGTTTGTAGTTGTGGCGGCAGACAACGCAACTGACGATAATGAACCAAGTTACTATGTGCGGGTGACTGCCGTAGTAACTGTGGGGACGCCAACTGCTGGTGAGTTTGTCTGCTGGGTAGACTTCCGCTACGACCCTAACGAGGTTTACAGCTAACCTGCTCAGTTTCAATACACCTGGGTGCGCGGCTAGTGCGCACCTGGGTCTTTCTTT